TCAGAGCAACATATCGGTGGGATTCAGGTGACTAAGGATGGGGTGACTGTTGCCAAGTCTGTCAACTTGATGGACCCGGCAGAGAACCTTGCCGTGATGATCATGCGTGAGGCATCCGAGAAGACTGCCAACTCGGCAGGGGATGGGACGACGACGAGCATGGTGCTGGCACAGAGTATCATCCATGAGGCGATGGCTCAGATAGAGCCGACAGATAACTTGACACAGGTGCTGAGAGACATACAGGAGGCGAGCGTTGAGGTGCTGGCTAAATTGGACGAGATGTCGGTTGAGATTACAGACGAGAAGCTTGAGTCAGTTGCTACAATCTCTGCGAACGGGGACGAGAGCACAGGCTCAATTATTGCCGATGCGTACAGTAAGGTGGGGCTGACAGGAGTGGTGACAGTCGAGCCGTCAAAGGATGCGTTGACATACTCCGAGATTATTAGTGGGATGAAGATAGACAGGGGCTTTGCTAGTAAGTATTTTGTTACAGACCATAAGAAGCAAGAGTGCGTGCTGGAGGACCCATACATTTTGGTGACCGACCAGCCAATTAGTCATATCAATGACATATACCCTATCCTAGAGTTTATCCTTGAGGGGAACAGATCATTATTAATTGTGGGTGAGATAGAGGAGAATGCGCTGAACACGCTGAACGCCAATAAGATTAAGGCTAAGTTAAAGGTGTGCTCAATCATCCCACCACAGTTTGGCTACAAGAAGCATCAGTTGATGCAAGATATTGCACATGCGACGGGGGCTAAGTACTTCAGTGAGCAGACGGGTGACAATCTTGCACTGGTGTCAGTTGACGACCTAGGCCGTGCTAAGAAGGTCATCAGTGGCCGGTTCAATACATTGCTGCGTGACCCAGGTGAGCAGGGTGATGTGGAGGCAAGAGTAGAGGAGCTGCAAGAGCAGTTAAGAGTGGAGGACAGTGCGATCGAGAAAGACTTCTTAAAAGAGCGGATCGCTAATCTTGGTGGTGGCGTGGCTGTCATATATGTGGGTGCTCAGTCAGACATTGAGCAGAAGGAGAAGAAGGACCGAGTGGACGATGCGGTGTGTGCTGTCAGGGCTGCACTAGAAGAGGGCATCCTGCCAGGTGGTGGCGTGGCACTAAAAGATATCTCTCGTTCGATCGACAGTATCAACAAGGGCTACAGTATATTAAAGAAATCATTAATGTCACCAATGGCTAAGATATTAACTAATGCTGGCATGAGCGATGAGGAGGCGAGAAAGCATCTGATGCTTAACGATGGAGCAGGGGTGAACGTGGTGAGCATGGCCATTGCAGATATGATGGACATGGGGATCATTGACCCGACAAAAGTTACAAAGGAGGCCGTGAGAAATGCGGTGTCAGTTGCTACAACTTTACTTTCAACAGATACAGTTATCACTAATATTAGGGCATAATAAGTATATATTTGTAAAAAATAACACGGGAACAGGTGACTGAACAGTATTAATATGGGTAACTTTGTAAAATTAACAACAAAAAATGAAGAAGGTGCTTACGTAAGAACGTGGGTAGATCAAGCTTCAATCAAACAATTATCTCAGAATGGAATAACACAAGCTGGAGAAAATGAGGGTACTTGCATATTTGTAGACGGAACAGTTATTGAGTTAAAAGCATTTAACGAAACTCTTGATACGTTAAAGTAATTACAAGCACAATCTTTATTATCTAATTTAAATCAAATAATGCGAGTAATAGGACAAAACATACTAGTTGTCCCTCAAGAAGAGGAGACAAAAACAAAAGGGGGCTTATTGATGTCGGCATCCGACACAAAAGAGCTACGATACAAGAAGGCAACAGTGGCTGCGGTAGGCTCAGAGTCAGGTGGCATCATGCCAGGTAACTTTATTTACTTTGACAAAGCCGCAGGCCACACCATACGTGTGAACGAGGACCTATATACGGTCATAACAGTTCGGGACGTTGTCGTCGTGCTTTAAAATCCTCATTTGCCCGCTTTGCTACTCTATTGAACTGACGTTCGGAGTACCGAGTGGGCATTTTAATCTCAGTGATAGGCTTCTCGCCTAAAAGTCGTGCGTAAACATCACGCATGATAGCTCTGCCCTTGGCAGATAGCTCATACATCGGCACAGTACGCATAGTTCCTTTCCTAAATATGGACACAAGCCCCATATCAATCATATCTTTACGCTTCTTGGGGGCAAAACCTAGTATCTGGTTGTACTTTTCGATTGACTTTACGTTAAATATGCCCTCCGAGTGTAAAAAACAGAGCATTTGGAAGTAAGGAGCGGAGAGACCGTAGTGTCTAAGGACATATTTCTGCACAAGACCTATGTATTTTAGGAAATCATGCTCAATTGCCATGCGTGTAACGGGTGGATACTTCTTAGGTCGGTAGACCTTAGGCATCATATACGTGCGGATAGCCATTATCGTACGATTAATCCAGTAATAATAGCTACAAATGCTACAATTTCTACCCAAAAGATGGCATTCTTGGTCTTATTAATAGAGCAAAATGCTGAGAAAAGCACAATACTAATGGCAGGCTGCCATAATCCAGATTCAAAGTATAGTGCCATTGATGCGCAACCAATGCCTAAAACAGCACCTAGGTAGTGAACGATGTGGGTGTTGGCACCTGTCCATTTGAATTCAGAGGCTGCACCGACAAATGCGAGCCCTGCTCCTGAGAAGAAGTATAGTGGCGATGACTGGTCAGACTGGAAGACCATGGTTGTGGCTAGTGCCCAGCAGAACAAAGTAAAGATATATCCCTGTCTAACTGTGTTGAGTTTATAGTGTGAGTCAGAGATAGATGGGAGTACGCCAAACCGGTAAGTAATATATCCTACGTAGCTAACAAATATTAATAACTGTGCAAGTGTTATAATCATAATTATATATTTTATTTTAACAAATTTACTATCTTTGTTCGAATTTTAAAATAACTATAAAATGTTACCACTACCACAATCTCAACTTAAAGGACCAAAGAAAAAATCATACCCATTATTAGGCGAACCTGAAATGGCTAATGAGCTAAATAAGATTGAGCGTTCTCGTCCAACAGGATACAGAGTGCCAACTGTTAATAGAACTCCTACTGCAAAAAGTCCTATTAAAAAGGAAAAATCAAAGTTCAACAGAGATTACCCATTGTCTCCAACATTTAAAAGTAAGATGTAATTATGGCAAAGCAGAATATATATAATATTCTTGTAATTAAAAACAAAAACAAAAAATAAACATGGCACAACAAGACAAAACCCCAAAGTTTCCTACATGGAGACCAAAATCTGCTGGAATGACAACGGCACAAAAAAGACAAGCAGCACTTGATGCTCAAAAACCTAAAGCTAAAGCTCCAGCTCCAGCTAAAAAACCGGTTAGAACTGTTAAGAACCGTATGTTAGAAGAAGTAACAGTTATGTCTCCTAAAAAAGAAAAGGATACAAGAACACAAACTGCTATGACAAGAACTTCTCCACGGGCAATGCCAATGGCTACAGTTGATTCTTCAAAGAGAACTTTACCTAAAATACAGGCTCCAGATCCTGTACCTGGTAAGAAAATGGGTCGTGGAAGAACTGCTTTAAATGATGCGACAAGTTACTATAGAGGTATGGCAAATATAGCACTTGGTAAAAATCAATCTAAAACTACAGGCGGTAAAATTCTTGAAAGAGGTGTTCGTTTAATTGCTGGAGGTACAGGTGTATATGCAGGAGGTGTTCCTTCGACTGTTGGTACTTATGTAAATCGAATGCAAAAAGCTACAAATAAGGTTACAGGATATGTTCAAAAGGGATCAGAAGCTGCTTCTAAAGGAGGTTTAAAAGCTGGTTTAGGTTATTCCGCTCTTGGTACAGTAGTTGCCCCTGCACTTATTGGTCAAATGAACTTTAAAAATAGAAGCGAAGCAAGCAAGAAAAGAGGTATTTATAATCCAGGTAAAAACAATAGCCTTGGTATTAACTTTGACAAGCCTTTTCAAAAGAAAGCAGCTGCTTCTGATTCAACTTCAAAATCTAAGAAAAAATAATGGCTAAGAAGGTACAAGAAAAATCTTCAATCAATAAGCCAATGCCTACACAAACAATGGGCATTACTGAGATTGTAAGAGCAGCTAAGATGATGAAAGCCGCTAAAAAAATGGCTATTAAAAAAATGTTCTAGCATGGAAGGCTTAGGAGATTTGGTTGCTAAGGTGACCGAGGTTACCGGCATCAAGGCAGTAGTTGAAGCAGTCGCACCCAATGGAGGATGCGGCTGCGCTCAACGTCAGCAAAAACTCAATGACATGTTTCCATTCAATACAGCAAAGGATCAATTCTATGCTGATAAGATAAATAATACAAACATTGAAAGCAACAGCTAAATTTTACGCATCAAATCCAGAGGCTCGCAAGAAACGTCTTGAGTATCAAGCTGAATACAACAAACGTCCTGAGCAATTAAAGAAGCGTATGGAGTTGAATAAAATCAACCGAGACCGTGGACAGTATGCTGACAAGGATGGTAAGGACATGAGCCATAAAAAGAACGGTCGAGTTGTGGAGGAATCAGCTAGTAAAAACAGAGGATCAAAAAGCAATTCAGCTGGAGACGTGCGTGCTCGAGGTACTAAAAAGAAAAAGTAATGGCTAAACAAAAACCATTTGTTAGAAACTCAAGTATCCCGTTGGCTGAAACTCAGTTTGAGCCAGATGCTACTCGTGTAAGTAGACCAGCCCCTAGAACAGAAACTATTTACGCTGACCCAGCTAAGATTTCTGTTAAGCGTTGGGCTGATGGTGAGTATAGACAAAATCCTGATGGATCAACTAGCACACACAAGATGGCTAGTTTTGAGTCAGATGGCAAGTACTATGCTGCTCCAACAGTTTATCCTAAAAGCAGAAAAGGTACTAAATCTCATAATCCAAAAGATTGGTATGAAGCTCCATCAAAAGGTTTTGCTTTTGCAGATACTGCAGAGGCACGTGGAGAGATGTATGGTCCATTTAAAAGTGCTAAAATTGCACAAGATTTTGCAGCAAATGGTTATAAAAATCAACCAAAACAAAAATCTGCAGCATCTAGATTAAATAAAAAGAAAAAGTAATGGCTATCAAAGAAACACCATTTGTTAGAAATTCAAGCATACCATTAGCCCCTACTCAATTTGAGCCAGATGCTACTCGTGTTGCTGGAAGTAACTTTGATGCAGCAGGTGCTAAATATGCTTCATTTAAAAGGTCATTACCATCTAATTTATCAAAAGGTTCAGACGATGAATATGATATGAATTACCTTTGGAAAAACCAAGGTATGCCAAAAGATTTTTCTAGTGCACAAAAAAACAAAATGTTCACAAAAGAAAGTGATGGTTTATATCATGGTCCAAGTGTTGAGTCAAATACAGGCAGATTTTTAAAAGCTAAAGGACATCCATCTTTAAAAAAAGAATTAGATTGGTTTAAAGGGAATACACCTGAAGCAAAAGAATTTAGAAAAAATAATACTATTGATTCAAGTGGAAAGTACTTTAGATACGTTCCTAAAAAGAAAAAGTAATGGCAGATATTAAAAACATGTTGGACCGATATGGACTAGCTAGTGTTAATAAACCTAAACGCCAAACATCAGGCGGCAAGTCGCATGTTGTCCTAGCTAAAGAAGGTGACCAAGTTAAGTTAATTCGCTTTGGTCAAGCAGGTGTTAAAACTAACCAGACAGCTGGTCAACGTGAAGCTTTTAAATCTCGTCATGCTAAAAACATTGCTAAAGGTAAAATGTCTGCTGCATATTGGGCAGATAAAGTTAAGTGGTCACCGAGTAAAACTGCATCGCCATCTAAAAAATGGGTAAAAGGTTCTTAATATGAAAAAGCTAAATAAATTAGGCGTAGAAAACTCTTTGTGGAATAACATCAGAGCAAGCAAAGGCTCAGGCAAAAAGCCTACAAAAGAAATGCTCAAGCAAGAGAAAAAAATTAAAAAGCAAGAGAAAAAAAAGTAATATCTTTGTAACATAAATAAACAGACATGAAGAAGGTAACTAAAAAGACAGCGTTTGATATCAAAGAGGCAAGCAACCAAAAGCTTAAGCCTGCTGCTCGTAAGCACTATGCAGAAAATGCACAAGCTGCTATGAAAAACCAAATGAAGAAAAAGAAATAACATGGGAGTTTTAAACTACACACAAGCAGGGCGTGCCGCTGCCGTTACCCCGTCTAACACAGCTAATATTCCTAGCGTATCAGGAGGAGAGAACACACAAGGTTGTACTCTTTACACTGGAACAGGAGGAATTATTAAGGTGATGACAATTGGCGGTGACATCGTTACGTTTAGTTCTGTTCCTGCTGGACAAATTTTACAAGTAAAAGTTTTGCGTGTTTACGCAGAGGTAACAACTGCAACAGGAATTGTAGCTCTTTGGTAAAATGAACGAATCTGATTTGAAACTTGGATTAATTAATTTATTGGCATTTGCAATGTCATTTTCTACTCTTGAGTCATGGTTCAAGGTTATCTTGCTTGGTGTGACCATAGGGTACACACTTACTAAGTGGGTAATGCTATTCAATAAAAAGAATGAAGCCGTCAAGCATAAGTGATTTCTTAAAAACAAAAGGCGAATATTCACACACGAGACTCATTTCTATAATTGGGTCTTTTGTTGTTTTTGGGGCTTTCTTACATAACCCATCTGATAATGGCTTGCAGGATTTAATGGCCATCGTCATATCGGGATCTTTAATTAATGCAACAGCATCTAAATTTTCTAAAAATGAAACTATCAGAACACCTGAGTCTAGTGGAGGTAACGAGATCTGAGTACGCTAAAAGAAACGGCATTAATAATATGCCTAATGCAGAACATACTGAGAATCTAATTGAGCTTGCTAAAAAAATATTTGAACCAATCAGAGTTCATCTTAATAAGCCTGTCCATATATCAAGTGGATATAGATGCAAGGCATTAAATACAGCTATTGGTGGCTCTAAAACTTCTCAGCACATGAAGGGAGAAGCTCTTGATATAGACCAAGGAAACAAAAAAGATAACAAAGAAATTTTTGACTTTATCAAAAATAATCTAGAGTTTGATCAGCTCATCAACGAGTTCGATTATGATTGGATACACGTTTCCTACAACACAAATGGCAAGCAGAGAAAAAGCGTATTAGATGCTATCAAAGAAGGAAGAGTAACTAAATATATCACACATAAATGAAAAACTTAAAGTACCTACTCGGCATTTTGTCGATTTACCTAGTGTTATCTTGCAAACCGTTACAGAATGTAACGACTATTAAAGAAGTTGTGCGTATCGACACGGTTCGTGATTACAAAGTAATTACAAAGTTTAACGCTATCCATGATACGCTAACAATTGAGAACCCATGCGATTCTTCTGGCATCTTAACGAGTTTCTATAGTCGGATAAGGATACCACAAGGGAAGGTAATAGTTCGTTCCGTAAAGGGCAAGATTCAAGCCACAGTAGACATCGATTCAATCGAGTCTGTGTACCGAGATAAATACAATTCATCGCTTAAGAATAATACGTATAAAAATGAAAAAGTTATACGTACAAATGAAATTCCTAAATGGGTGATTTGGTTTATGGCTATAAGTGGTGTTTTGTCTTTTTTATATATTAGAGAGAAAGTTAGTATTTTTGTAAAATAACTATCAAAGAATAATAGATGGCAAGGATAAGTACGTACCCTAATGATACTAATGTCACCGGGTCAGATAAATGGATTGGTTCTGATGCGGATAATTACAACATAACCAAGAACTTTACGGCCGATGCAGTAGCATCTTATTATAACAGGGTATCCAAAATTGATACAGGACAATTCTCTTGGCAATTTTATCCGTATACAACACCTCAAGCACAGCCATCAAAGACATTTGAGAAAATTGACTGGTTAAATGACACCATTAATCTAACAGGATTACAAGGTGTTATCCGTGTATCAAACTTAACGCTTGCTAATACAACACCTGGTCCGTTCATTTTAAACGAGTGGGTTGATAAGATTATTATTGTAAATGTACCTAATAATCCTGCATTATATGCATTCTACCGAGTAGATGCAGTCGTTGAGGATGGGTGGTTTTATTTATTGACATTAACATTCTTAGATGGTAACAACGCTGTTGTCCAACAAAATGATCCAATAGCATTTGGTATATTTTCTGCGATTGCAGGAACGAGTGGTACATCTGGTACTAGTGGCACGTCAGGTACGACTGGTACTAGCGGTACTTCTGGAACTAGAGGTACATCTGGTACGACAGGTACAAGTGGTACGTCAGGAACATCAGGTACGTCTGCGACCTCAGGTACGACAGGTACGTCAGGTACATCCGCAACGTCAGGGACATCAGGATCATCTGGTAATACAGGTGATAGATACGCCACTACATCAACAACCACATTTACGTTAGGTAATGGAGGAACATTGATAGTTGGCTCAAGTTTATCTTACACTGTTGCTCAGTCTATTATTGTTGTTTATAATGCAAATAATTTTCAAGAATGCGAGGTTGTAAGTTATAATTCATCTACGGGTGCTTTGCTGTTTGCTGCGCCAACAAGAACTGTTGGAGGTGGCACATATTCTTCTTGGTCTGTTAACCTAGATGGTGCAAGTGGTGGTGATGGTTCTTCGGGTACTTCAGGTACTAGCGGTACAACAGGTACGAGTGGTACGACAGGTACATCGGGTACTAGTGGTACTTCAGGAACGACAGGAACTAGTGGTTCATCAGGAACGACAGGTACTAGTGGTACGACAGGAACATCAGGTTCAAGTGGTACATCAGGTACGACAGGAACAAGTGGTACTAGCGGAACTAGCGGTTCAGATGGTACAAGTGGAAGCAGTGGTATTGACGGAACAAGTGGTACGAACGGTACATCAGGTACGAGCGGTACAAGTGGTACAAGCGGAAGTAGTGGTGTAGATGGAAGCTCAAGAGGTCAGATTTATTATTTCAATCAATCTCAAAGTTCAGACGTAAGTCCTTATAAAGTCTTATCAATAAATCCATCAGGTGCAGCTCAACAAACCGTATCTAACGTTTTAGGATCAAATCAACAAAATAAATTAGTTAGTGAGTTTTTAACGCCTTCGTTAGGATTTGCCGTTATTCCTGCTGGTGTACAAACATTCCATAATCATTTTTTAAAGCAGGCATCAAACGACCAAGTACAAGCATACGTAACTATTGAGCTTGCTAACTCGGCAGGTGTAGGGTATGGTACAATATTGGCAAGTAGCACTGCTGAGATTGGATGGGTAAGTTCAACAATTCCTGTTGAGACAACTACAGACTTAGTTTTACCAACGACAACAATTCTAACTACGGATAGGATGATTGTCAAGATATACCTTAATAACAATGATAGTACTAGTCATACTGTCAATTGGTATACTGAGGGAGTATCATATTATTCATATGCAATTACATCTGTTGCTCCTTCAGCAGGAACAAGTGGTACGTCAGGTACATCGGGTACGTCAGGTGCTCAAGGAACAAGTGGTGCTAGTGGTACATCAGGAACCTCGGGAACCTCAGGTGCTCAGGGAACTAGCGGTGCTAGTGGAACATCAGGTACCTCAGGTACGTCAGGAGCTCAGGGTACAAGTGGGGCAAGCGGTTCATCAGGTACCTCAGGTACAAGTGGACTAGCAGGCACGTCAACTCGTGTTGAGCAAAACTTCACAGCGACATCAGGGCAGACTACGTTCACTATTACAGGTGGGTATACAATCGGTTTGATTGACGTGTACATTAACGGTGCTCGCTTATTGCCAACTGACTACACAGCGACGAACGGCACGACAGTAGTATTAGGAACAGGGGCTGTGCTTAACGATGCAGTGACTGTTCTAAACTACACATCTAGTATAGCAGCACTGCCTACATCAAGAGATGTGTTTGACTATACAGCAACGGCTGCTCAGACTACATTCACAGTTAGTGGAGGCTACACAGTTGGCTTATTAGATGTGTATGTCAACGGATCAAAACTTACTTCTTCTGAGTTTACAGCTACTAACGGTACAACATTTGTGTTGACAGTTGCTTCTGTGGTTGGGGATCAAGTTCAGGCCATCCGATATAACTCATCAATTAATGGCGTGTCAGGAAGCGGTACAACAAACTACGTATCTAAGTTTACGGCTAGTGGTACGATTGGGAATAGTAGTATTTTTGATAATGGTACTCAGATTGGTATTGGAACAGCTTCTCCAAATAACTACGGTAGCACAACAGTTACAATAGCATCATCGACTGCGACAAATACTGCAGCTTTAGTATTACGAAATAGCACAAGTACAGTAAGAGGACATTACTATAGCGATGGAACAAATTCATTGATGGTATTAGGTTCCGCAACGACTCATCCATTAACTTTTGTTACAGGTGATACCGAACGTATGCGGATAACTGCTGATGGAAACGTAGGTATTGGAATCAGTTCGCCATTTAATGTTGTTGCCAACAGAACATCAGTAAGTATTAATGGCACAAGTACAAGCATATTAAGTTTTGGAAGTGGCGGAGTAGGTAAATCATACATTTATAATGATGGCACAAATTTAGAAACATCTTCATCTGGAGCATTAATTTATACTATTGCTGGCACCGAACGTATGCGGATTACTAGTGGGGGTTACTCCAAAATGAGTAATGCTGGAACCTACCAAAACTCGACAGGTTCTTTTCACGAAATGTGGAGTAATACAGCAGGGTCAAATGTAGCATATATAAGACACGCTGATACTACAGGTAACCCTTATGGAATTGAGATTGACTTTCGTTCTGCACCTAATAACTCAACTAATCACTTTATTTATATGGGTGACAGTTCGCTTGGTAGAGCTGCAATTTATTCCAATGGTTCTTATTTTAGCCGTACTGGTGTTTATGGGACTGTTTCTGATATTACACTTAAAGAAAATATATCTCCTGCAACCGATAAATTAGAAGACTTGCTTAAAGTAAATATTGTCAACTATAATTTTATTGGAGAAGAAGATAAGTACATAGGCGTAATTGCACAGGAATTAGAAGAAATATTTCCAAATATGATTATTCTAGATGGGAAAACAGGCAAAAAAGGTGTTAAATACTCAATATTTGTTCCAATGCTCATCAAAGCCATCCAAGAACTTTCTGCCAAAATAACCATCTTAGAAAATAAATAGTTATGACAAAAATATCGAATCAATATAGTTTAACCAATGTCCTCACCGCTGATACGATCAATAGCAGGGTGGGGATAGGTACATCAAATCCAACAAATCCATTGCATGTTTCTGGGGCTGGTAGTACTTTAATTAAAATTCAAAATACTGCTTCTGGAGCAGATGTAGGATTACATTTAGTTAATACTGCGGTTACTGCATTTATGGGAGCAAATGCTACTGAAGCATTTATTTATACTCAAACTAATCATCCCATATTATTTTATACCAATCTTACAGAAAAAATGCGGATTACTGCATCAGGAAGCGTAGGTATTGGAACGAATTCGCCTAATCAATTACTAACATTATCATCCGCAGCATATCCTATTTTAGGATTTAATATTGGTTCAACTGCTCACGGATATGTTGGAAGCTTAAATGCTACTGGTATAATTTTAAATTCACAGCAAGCTTTACCTATATTCTTTTACACTAGCGATACCGAACGTATGCGTATTACTGCCGCTGGAAACGTAGGCGTTGGAACGAGTTCACCATCTAGCAAATTTTCAGTAGTTGGTAATACAAGTACAATAGGGACTGCTTCTATTGGACAAAATACAAATGGAACAGCAGTAATTGATGCGTTTAATTCGTTCGCTTATTATGGTTGTAATGGATCAACATTTGCAATATGGATAGGACCAACGGGATTAGTGTATAACTATTCAAATACAACTACATTTAATACAACTTCTGATATTAGAGTAAAACAAAATATATCTACTGTATCAAATGCATTAGATACAATTTCTAAATTAAACCCAGTTACTTTTGATTACAATAAAGATTTTGCAGAAAAAAGAACTTGGAATAGTATCCAGAAAAACAATAATATAGGTTTTATAGCACAAGAATTTGAAACTGTATTTCCTAAATATGTTAATGTGTCAGAAGAAGTAATTGGTGGAAAAAAAATAGAAGATTTTAAGAGTATTGACACAGGACATTTGGTTCCATTACTAGTCAAAGCCATCCAAGAACAGCAAACTCAAATTAACGAACTCAAAGCATTAATAAACGCTTAGTAATATGTCAAAGAATACAGATTTAGGAAATTTAGTTAATGGGCTATTTGTCAGCTCAACAAGAAATGTTGGGGTCGGGACAACTACTCCAGCAAATGCTCTTGTTGTGGATAGAGGAAACGCAACCGCTTCCTATTTGCAATTCACAGCAGGCACAACTACAGGTGTTCTTGCGACAGACGGATTTGAGGTAGGTATTGATGCATCAGGAAATGGTATTATTAATCAGCAAGAAAACTTGCCGTTAATGATTTATACTAATGCCACCGAACGCATGCGGATTACTGCCACTGGAAACGTAGGCATTGGGGTTATTCCAAGTGCTTGGAGTTTAGGAAAAGCTTTGGAAATAGGAAATTTAGGAAATGGTTTATGGAATGCTAGTGCCACAGATACTAGATTAATGACCAATGTTTATTTTGATGGCACATTAAGATATGGAAGTAATGGAACGGCTACTATGATGGAAACCGGTCTTGATTTTGTTTTTAGAACTGCACCAAGTGGAACTGCTGGAAATGCAATTACTTTTACCGAACGTATGCGGATTACGAGTGGGGGTCAAGTAAATATTAATTCTACTCAAACAACATTTCCATTTTATGTACAAGCATCAATAGCGAATTGGATGACTGTTATGGAAAATAGTGCAAACGGTTCAAGTGGATTATTAGTAAGGCAAACAGGAGGATCACAAGGATTTTATTATGGAGCTTTTGATGGTAGTGCTTATAAATTTTTTATTAATGGTTCAGGTATTGTAAATTCTACAAGTACATCAATTACAATAATATCTTCAGATGAAAAATTAAAAACAGATATTAGAGATTATGATAAAGGTTTAGCTGAAGTTTTAGCAATGAAACCAAGAGTATATAAAAGAAAAGATAATTTACAAATTGACGAAGTTGGATTTATTGCACAAGAAATGGATATTGCCTTAAAAGGGTCAATGATTGAAAGTTATAAAGATGAAAAAGGTGAACCAATACATACTTATCAATTAGAATGGTATCCTTTGCTAGTAAAAGCTATCCAAGAATTAAAAGCAGAAATAGAAATTTTAAAACAAAAATAAATATGACAAATTTTGCATGGAGCGTATACCAGCTCGATACAGTACCTCAAGAAGGAAATTTAATGGACGTGGTTATTGTAGTTCATTGGGGCCGCACAGCAGTAGAAGGTGAATACACAGCGTATTCATACGGAACAATGGCTTGCCAAACGCCATCTGAGACAGACTTTACAGCCTATCCTGACTTGACATTTGACCAAGTATGTGGTTGGTTGGAAAATGGGCTCGACTACGAGGCTATTGATGCAGGTTTACAGCAGAACATCGACAACCAGATTAACCCGCCGGTGATCGTGCTCCCGCTCCCATGGAGTCCTGAGCCTGAGCCTACAACAACAACTACAACTACTCAAGCTCCTATTTAATTAGGAGTTTTAATAGTTTTTAGTAATTTTGTAATCATTAAAATTTTAATAAACTACACATGAAAAAGTATCGTGATCTATTAGGTTTAGTCAACTACCTTAATCATTCAATTGAACAAGGTAAGACAATTGGTCAAAAGAAATTAATTAAAATCGGTGACCTTCTTAAGCCTTATATTGATTCTTACAACGACAAGAGAGAATGGATATTGTTATCTAACGCAAGCGTAGATGAGAATAAAAATCTTATCGTCGATGAGAACAACGCTTATAAGTATACTGCTGAAGGAGCACACAAGCGTGATAAAGAACTAATGGATTTGTTCTTATCTGATTTTGACTACACGCCTATCCAAATTAACTCTCCATCAGAACTTGACCAATACACATTCTTGTATGGTTGGGTGAATGGCGTAGAGTTTGCTATTGAGCCTGAGGAAGAGGTGGAAATCTAAAATAATATCTAATAGCAGATATTACATCAACAGACGTGATACTCCTCTGGCACTCAAAATGTCGAGGAGTATTCTTATTTACAGGGCACCAGTCAAAGTCACCCTTATCAAATTTATGCTCAGGGTTGTTCCAGCAGCCATGGCAGACACTCTTGTTTGTTATGCGAATGCAGTCAAACTCGTGGTCATCTTTAGTAAAGTTACTTATCATCACCACCTGCTTATCTAATGCCCACGCAAGCCACGATAAGCCTGAGCTGAGTCCAATAAAAAACTCGCTGTTATATATAACGCTCATTGTATTCTCAATGCTCACGTTATCTATCTTCTCGCAATTGTCAAATGCGTTGTCTTCTTTTGACACGTTTATTACTTTGTACCCACAGGCGTGCAGGTAGTTAATAGTCTCTTGCCACCCTTCTCTTGTCCAAAACTTACAGCCTGCTGTTGAGTTAGTAGCAATCGTCACATACTTGCCATATGTGTTCTTGCGTTTCTTGAATTTAATCTTTGGCTTTATCTCCTCAAACTCTAGACCCAAGATATTAGTAGCAGCCTCCTGAAGATTTATGGTGTTAGGCACGACAGGTTCTTTATTGCTATCGTAGAACCAGCCTAGATTATATTGACCATAGATGTCGTTGACCACCGTCCCCGGCTCAACAAGCTCAAGCTCAGGGTAATTAAATAACTTGTTCCAGAATGTAGAGACAATCACATGGCAGTTGTGTTTCTTTTTAAACTCAAGCACGTATGGCATCCAAGCAATAGTGTCTCCAAGTGATGACGAATCAAATGAGATGAGCACACGCTTGCCCTCGTACGATAGCTCGTTCTCGTATACTAGCACGTTATCCTCGAATATTTTTGTTCGCCACTTAGTGTAATACTTTCTATTTAATCTAACCCAAGAGTTTGACTTAATTGTATTCTCATATTGCACCTTGTCATGCTCGTCTATAAACTGAACTTTAAACTCAGACTCAACCGGTGACTTTAATTCTAAGAATGGGCCATCAATAAAGTTTTGATTAAGTTGCACATCTTGGTCTTCTTTCTTATTTTCTAATATAGTTCTGTAGAAGCCCATGTACTCAATACCAAAATAATACGTTGAGCTTAGTTTAGGTCTATTATAGTTAGCTTTAATAGTTCTTAGGTCCGTATCGATAGGCTGTATATACTCATCGTATATACCACAGTATTGTGGCAAGTTATGTGCAATGATTGGCAAGCCATAACTAATAGCTTCTCTAAGCACAAGTGGGTTGCACTCCCAAGTAGAGTTGAACATAAATATGTCAGCACCAAACATAAATTCATTAACGTTATCTTTCTCTCCATGTACAATGACATTACTTGGTAAGTCTTTCATTAATGGCTCCCAATAGTCTTTAAAGTTGCCTGCTTGGTTACCAACAAAATGGAATCTAAACTCAGGATACTTTCTTGCTATCTCGATACCCTCTGCTTGGTTTTTGCCAGGTGTCCACAGCCCAACATTTAATACGTCTTTTCCTGTTGGAAGAATGGTTCTTTCTTTACTGTCAATTGGGTAATTAATTACTTGCTTGTAAGATGGTAGACTTTCAAAAGTCTTGTAATGATATGGCGTGCAGAACGCATAGCCATCAGGATGGAATAGTGTTTCTTTGACAGGATCAAACGCAACGTCATGACAAGTCTCCACAATTTTGTACTCACGCTTTGGGTTGAACAGTTTGCTCATCACCGCATGGTCGAACCGCTCAGATGGTTCGTGAATGTGAATTACATCAGGCTTGAACTTATCAATCACATCAAGAAGCTCCATCTTATCCTCATAGAGCGTAGTAAAGTTTGAGCCAACAATATCTTTTATCTTGTTGCGTTGCACCACATAGTCTAGGCTATAGCATTGATACTCGACTACATAAGGAACAATCTTACCATCTAAAGCTTCGAGTGTCTTAAGCACAAATGCAGGCATGCCACCCGTAGACAAATGCGGAACTAAGTACATTACTTTGATAGGAGCAATCATCTCCACCATCTTCTCATAGTTTTTCTCTCCATGGTAGAATAGTAGTCTTTCTTTGCTTGCAGGAATTCTCACCCAACTGCCCATCATGTAATCTTCACCCGTAAATATGTCCATGCTGTTCACCCTGTCGAACATGTCCTTCTTACCGTTCACATAGATATATGGCAAGCCATCATGGAAATTGTACTTCCATAACATCACGTTTAATATTGTCTCCTCATTATACGGAGCATAGAAGTCGTTCATGGCAAGCACCACTGGATGTACGCACATGTTGTACCATTCTTTTAGGAATATGGTGCAGTTTCTATTTGCAACGAAGTACCCCGTCTGACGGTATCTTTCTCTGACGTATTGGTTTACTTTGAACAGCTTGCAAGCAGGATGCTCAAGTGTTGTGCTCAGGTCATCCTTTGACTCGGCTCCTCCCCTATTGCCTACATGCAAGTAATCGTAGATGCCCTCAACAAAGTAGGGGATATCTGATGATTGGTCGAACATGTCAAATATGCTTGAGGCATACTTGGTAGCCACTGAATCGGAGTCTATGTAAGCCACCGTCTCTGCATACTTTAACGCATCAGCAACGACTAGTGGTCTTTGAATTAAAATCTTATAAATGTCTAGACTTGTACGGTCTATGTATTCTTCCTGATCTGGGTTGATAGCATCGCAGTCCCATCTGATAGTAAAGGTTGCGTTCTTAATCTGCCTATCCGAGTTGAGCATGTATACTAGCGTAGGAATGCTAGTATAGTAGTTTAATGACTCTACGCATGCCTCGACTGTTTCTGCGTATGATTCAGTTGCGTATAATACGTATGCTTGCTTCATAAGCCAAATTTAATTAATATTGTATCAAAACACAATTTAAATGAAAATAGAAGTTAGCATCGGAGAAGCTCTTGACAAACTGTCGATACTTAGCATTAAGATGGACAAGATAAAAGACCAAACAAAGCTTGAAAATATTTCCAAAGAATATTTTAGATTGATTCATCCAATAGAGGAGCGTATGCTAATCGATCCATTGTACAAGGATTTAAAATCTATTAATGAGAAGTTGTGGAATATTGAAGATGATATAAGACAGTGCGAGAAATACGGTGACTTTAATTTAAATTTTATTAGATTAGCACGCATGGTTTATCATAATAATGACAAAAGAGCTGAGATAAAAAAAGAAATAAATATTAAGTATGGCTCTGATCTTATCGAAGAAAAAGAGTACCAAGCATATTAATAAAAGAAATGTGTTATTTTTGCACAATAGTTAAATAAAATAAAAATGAAAAAATTAGAAGAACAAGAATTAGAGCGTTTAAATAACGCAACCAAATCACTTCGTGAGGCACGCAATACAATTGCCGATATTGAAATCTCAGCTTACCGTTTAGAGACAAAAAAGAAAGCTGTTCTATTTAACGCAGAGCAGGCTGCCGAAGAATTAAATAACATCCAAGGTGAACTACAAGCAAAATACGGCAACGTATTAATTGATATTACCACTGGGGAAATTAAAGAAGATAACCATGATAATTCGTAAATTATCTGTTGGCGTTGACTATAAGTCATCGATGAATTATATTACCGGTCAATCAGTATTGAACGGCAATTATGTTATTCACTTAATTAAGATAACGGATGCTGGCTCTTATCAGATTTTCATTGAACAAAATAAAGAAGTTGTTCTATGGAAAGAGATAAGTAGCACAGTTCCAGTATCAGTAGAGTACAACATAGAATTCTAATATAATGAAGTCTCCTTTTTATTTTGTCGTCCGATCAAGAGACGGCAAACGCTACGACAATGAGCGTAACGGAATTATTATTTCTACTTCTAAAGAGGACCACCTAGCAACAATGCGTGAGGCTGTTGTCATCTCTACTCCTATTGGCTATGAAGGTCCGATAGAGCCAGGCGACATGGTGCTTGTTCATCACAACACTTTCCGTATTTACTACGACATGCGTGGTAGAGAAAAGTCATCGTGGAATTACTTCATGGATGACTTGTTTTTTATTGATGACCCATATGCCTACAAAAAGATAGATGGCACATGGAAAGGAATCGGCAGGTATGTATTTGTTTCTCCCGTTGAGAACGACTACACTGGCATCACTACTGTGGATGCAGAGAAGCCTCTTGTAGGCACGATTAAGTTTGCAAATGAAGAAGTACTTAGCCTCGGTATAAACGAGGGCGACACGGTCATATTCGAGCCCGAATCAGAGTACCCTTTTTATGTGGACGGAGAGAAAGTTTATCGAATGTATACCAAGAATATAACAATCAAATTAAATGAACAAGATAACGGACTTAAAGAAACGCATAATTGATTCTGGGTATAAAGCCGTTGAAGAATTAATTAAAGTTGCAGAAGAAAAGATTGTCACGCATGCTGAGGATGACCTTAGTGCTGACAAGTTAAAGAATGCCGCTCAAGCAAAGAAGCTTGCCATCATGGATGCGTTCGAGATTCTTAAGCGTGTAGAAGAAGAGAATAATATTATTGAAGGCGTAGTTAATAACCAAGTCAATACCAATAGAGGATTTGCAGAGTCTAGAGCTAAGAACAAATGAGTTTACACAAACTTCTTGTTGATGTCATACCACAGAAAGTTCTTGATAAAAAGAACGCTAAGAATCAGTGGGAGTATGGATGGGACCCTGAGTATGACATGGTTGTCGTATCCAAAGATGGTACCATCGGAGATATCTATGACATCCAAGGATTAAGAGTTGCCTTGCCACATGCTCCTAATAAAGTGGACTATAAAGCCAACAAGTGGGAGCATACTGAATTACCTAAAGAGCTATCTCGTATTAAGACAATCTTTGATTGGAACAGACGTGATAACTCATTTAAGAATCAATGGGTTGACTTTATCGAGCAAGAGTTTGACCGTCGTGAGCTTGGCTATTGGTTTATTAACAATGGCATAAAGACGTACATCACCGGTCATCATTACATGTACCTACAGTGGACTAAGACTGACGTAGGACACCCTGACTTCCGTGAGTCGAACAGAATATTCTTTTTGTTTTGGGAAGCTTGTCGTGCAGATCCAAGATGTTTTGGGATGTGTTACTTAAAGAACCGTCGTTCTGGATTCTCGTTTATGGCCTCCTCGGTATCCGTTGATATTGCAACCCTTGCAAAAGATGCACGTATTGGTATGGTGTCTAAGACAGGACCAGATGCTAAGAAAATGTTTACTGACAAGGTTGTTCCAATTGCGAACAACTATCCGTTCTTTTTTCAACCAGTGCGTGATGGTATGACCACACCAAAGACTGAACTAGCGTTCCGTGTCCCTGCTTCTAAGATTACACGTAAGAACATGGACCAAGAGCAAGATGAAGAAATAGATGGATTAGATACATCGATTGACTGGCGCAATACAGCAGACAACTCGTACGATGGTGAGAAGCTTCGATTCCTAATTGAGGACGAGGCTGCCAAGTTAGAGAAGCCAATGAACATCGAGAATGGATGGCGTATTCGTAAAACTTGCCTCCGCTTGGGTGCAAGGATTATTGGTAAGTGTATGATGGGCTCAACATCTAATGCACTAGATAAAGGAGGAGAAAATTACAAAAGACTATATGAAGATTCAGATGTTAAGAAACGCAATAAGAACGGGCAGACTCTGTCAGGTTTGTATGCTCTATTTATACCGATGGAGTATAATTTTGAGGGATATATTGATCAGTACGGCCACGCTGTACTAGAGACTCCCGAGAAGCCAATTAAGTCAGCTGAGGGAACTTGGATTACGCAAGGAGTAATTGAGTATTGGAACAATGAGGTTGCATCATTAAAGTCAAACCCTGATGCACTTAATGAATTCTATCGTCAGTTCCCACGTACTGAGTCTCACGCATTCCGTGATGAGACTAAGTCATCTATTTATAACTTAACCAAAATATATCAACAGATAGATTACAATGACGGCATGATCACCGATCGTGTTCTGACAAGAGGATTCTTTCACTGGAAAAATGGTGAGAAGGATACAGAAGTTATTTGGACACCCGACAAGTCTGGTCGGTTTATAGTGTCCTGGATTCCAGAAATTGCAATGCGTAATAACTATATAACTAAAAATGGAATTAGATATCCTCTCAATGAACATGTTGGTGCTTTCGGATGTGACCCTTACGATATTTCGGGTGCTACTTTTGGTGGTTCGAACGGGGCTCTTCATGGTCTCACTAAGTTTAATATGGCGAACGCTCCGTCAAATGCGTTCTTCTTAGAGTATGTTGCTCGACCACAGACAGCTGAGATATTCTTTGAAGAGGTACTTATGGCTTGCGTATTCTATGGGATGCCAATACTTGCAGAGAATAACAAGGCTCGTTTACTGTACCACTTTAAGAACAGGGGATACCGTGGGTTTTCCATGAACAGACCCGACAAGCATAAAGCTAAGTTGTCATTTACCGAACTAGAGATTGGTGGTATACCGTCTTCAAGTGAAGACATGAAGCAAGCGCACGCAGCAGGTATCGGAACTTACATTGAAAAATATGTAGGATACGATTTAGAAGGCACTTACCGAAATCCAGATGAGATTGGTAACATGCCATTCAATAGAACTCTTTTAGACTGGTCTAAATTTAACGTGAACGACAGAACAAAGTATGATGCTTCGATTAGTTCAGGTTTAGCGATTATGGCAAACCAAAAGCATATTTATATGCCCGAGAAAAAAGAGTCAAAAATAAGCATTAAATTTGCAAGATACGATAACAGCGGTTCAGCGAGTAGACTGAAAATAATATGAACGACCCTTTAATAATGATTAATCCGACCAACTTTCCGACACAGTTGGCGACAGATGCGGAAAAGGCATCACAAGAATTCGGATTAAAAGTAGGACAAAGTATCATGTGGGAGTGGTTTGCCAAGACAGGTAACAACTGTCGCTACTATTCTCAATGGATTGACTTTCATCGCATTAGATTATATGCTCGTGGAGAACAACCAATAAACAAATACAAAGAACAATTCCAAGTAGATGGTGATATGTCACATATCAACCTTGATTGGACTCCTGTTCCTATCATCCCTAAGTTTGTCGATATCGTTGTTAACGGGATGAATGATCGCCTCTTCGAGGTTAAGGCATACGCACAAGATGCAATGTCTATCGAGAAAAAAAGCAAGCATCAAGAGATGGTTGAGTCAAATATGCTTGCCAAGGATGTTCTTATGCAAATTAAGGAACAGTTTGGCGTAGATACATTTGATGTAAATCCAGATGACTTGCCAACTAGCGAAGAGGAGTTGAGCTTATATATGCAACTTAGATATAAGCCTGCTATTGAGATTGCTGAGGAGCAGGCTATTAATACAATATTAGATTTAAACCATTACAATGATGTTAGGAAGAGAGTTGATTACGATATCACTACAATTGGTATCGGTATGGTTAAGCATTCATTTGTACCTGGAACTGGCGTAAGAGTAGAATATGTGGACCCTGCAAATATGGTATATAGTTACACGGAGTCACCAACTTTTGACGACTGTTTCTATTTTGGCGAAGTTAAGCAAGTACCTATTACTGAACTTATTAAGATTAAACCTAATATTACTAATGAAGAGCTTGCGGAAATTCAGCAGCTTGGTACAGCTTGGTATAATTACTATGGCGTACTTCGCCCTTATCGTAGCGACTTGTTTAACAGAGATGTTGTTACTTTATTGTATTTCAATTATAAGACTGATAAAACGTATGTCTACAAAAAGAAATACACAGAAAACGGAGGAACAAGAGTAATTGAAAAAGACGAAACCTTCCAAGTTCCTGAGGGAATGGAGGAGCGTTTTGAGCGTATTGAAAAACGTATCGATGTTTGGTACGAGGGTGTTATGGTGATGGGATCATCTTATCTACTGAAGTGGGAACTTGCTAAAAACATGGTTCGTCCTAAGTCTGCATCTCAGTATGCGTTGCCTCAGTACATTGCTGTTGCACCACGTATGTACAAAGGCGTTATCGAGTCATTGACTCGTCGTATGATTCCTTTTGCTGACTTGATTCAATTAACTCACTTAAAGCTACAGCAAGTATTACAACGTGTTGTGCCAGATGGTGTTTACATTGATGCTGATGGTATCAACGAGGTTGACTTGGGCACAGGAGCAGCATATAACCCTGAGGATGCATTAAGATTGTATTTTCAAACAGGTAGTGTTATTGGACGTAGCTCAACTGTCGATGGTGAATTTAACCATGGTAAAATACCAATCCAAGAACTTAATACAAATAGTGGACAAGGCAAGATTACTGCATTGATTAATGCATACAATCAATACTTATCTATGATTAGAGATGTAACAGGATTGAATGAAGCACGTGATGCTTCTTCTCCAAACCCTGATGCATTAGTTGGCGTGCAGAAACTTGCTGCGTTAAACTCTAACACAGCTACTCGTCACATCTTAGAAGGTGGATTATTTATTACTCGTAGATTGTCTGAGGCTTTATCGTGTCGTGTTGCGGATATCTTAGAATACTCTGATTTCAAAGAGCAGTTTACAATGCAAATTGGAAAACATGCAGTTGGAATTTTAGATGAAATCAAAGAATTGTACATGTATGACTTTGGTGTGTTTATTGAGGTGTCTCCAGATGAGGATCAAAAAGCACAACTTGAAGCTAACATTCAGATGGCGTTACAGCGTGATCAGATTAGTTTAGAAGATGCAATTGATATTCGTCAAATGAAGAATCTTAAACTTGCTAACGAGTTGCTTAAGTTTAAGCGTAAGCAGAAGCAGAAGCAAGATATGGAGCAGGAGCAACAAAAGATTGAAATGCAGACTCAAGGTAACATTCAGTCTTCTCAAGCATCTGCTCAAGCTGCATTACAAAAGGTTCAAGCAGAGGCAGCAGCAAAAGCACAACTTGCACAAGCTCAAATGCAGTTTGATATTCAACGTATGCAAGCGGAGGCTCAGATTAAAGAGCAATTGATGCAAAAAGAGTTTGAGTTCAATATGCAACTTAAAGGCATGGAAGTTGAGAGGATAAAAGAACTTGACATGGATAAGGAAAAGGCTAAGGATAATAGAACAAAACTACAAGCCACACAGCAGTCAAAGTTAATTGAGCAACGTCAAAAAGACTTACCTGCTATGAGTTTTGAGTCTGATGAAGATTCACTTGATGGGTTCGATTTAGAGCAGTTCAATCCAAGATAAATTTATTTATTACTTTTGTGCAAATTAAATTAAATAATAATGGAAAATTTTCAAGTAAAACTGGTAGACTTTGAGGAGAAGTCTGTCCAACAAGTAGAAGAGAATCTACTTAAAGTACACGAAGAAAAAACAGGTATTCCTCAAATTGAGGAGCCAGAGACTTTAAAAATAGAAATCCCAGCTGAACCCGACACAGTAGGTGATTTTACAGGAGAAGAGCAATCAACTCCACCTGCGCCATCATTTGATGACGAAGACGTTCTTTCATATATTAGAAGCAAGTATAATAAAGAAGTTGATACTATCGACGACTTGTTTAAACCAGTTGAAGCACCTCAGGAATTATTGCCTGAAGATGTATCAGCTTTTTTAAAGTTTAAGAAAGAAACAGGTCGTGGGCTAGAAGACTTCTATCGTGTTAACCAAGATTTTTCAAATGAAAAGCCGGAGCGTTTATTAGCTACGTATTTGAAAGAAATTAATCCTGAGTTAGACGACGAAGATATCCAATATGAAATGGCAGACCGATTCGGATTCGATGAGGAGATGGATGACGAGCGTGATATCAAGAAGAAAAAACTTGCATTTAAAAAAGAGCTAACTAAGGCATCAAAGTATTTTAATGAACAGAAGGAGAAGTATAGAACGCCACTCGAGTCGATTGGCACATCGTCTATCTCTCAAGAAGATCAACAAGCTTTGGAATCTTATAAGCAATATGTAAACCAGGCTTCTGCTCAACAGCAGGACCAGGTTAAGAAATCTGAATACTTTGTTCAGAAGACTAATGAATTATTCAGCAATGAATTTGAAGGTTTCAAGTTCGGAATTGGTGATAAAGATTTGTCTTGGAAACCTAGTAATCCGGAAGACTTAAAAAATAAGCAACTTGACTTATCTAAATTCTTCAACAACTTTGTTGATGATAACGGATATATTAAAGATGCTAAGTCGTATCATAAGACAATAGCGGTTGCAATGAACCCTGACTCTTTTGCGAAGTTCTTTTACGAACAAGGCAAATCTGATGCAATAGATGAATCTGCAAAGCAGAGTAAAAATATTGACATGGGTAGCGTTCGTACAACAGGACAACCATTAGAAAAAGGAGGATTTAAAGTAACATCATTGGATACTGATCACGGCAATAGATTAAAAATTAGAAAACTTTAAAAACAAAAACAAATTAAAAAATGGCTGGAACAGTTCAAAGTACCCCAGGCTTTGCTTTACAACCGTCAGCGGTAAAAGCTACATTGCCTACAAACTACATTACTAACTTCGACTTCATGAATCAGTATCTTCCAGATACTTACGAGAAGGAATTCGAGCGTTATGGTAATCGCTCTATTGCATCTTTCTTACGTTTAGTAGGAGCTGAGATGCCGTCTAACTCTGACTTAATTAAGTGGGCAGAGCAAGGACGTTTACACACTAAGTACACTAACGTGACTACTGATGCTGTTGTTGGTGACAACACTGCAACTTGGACAGTTAATGATGCTAACGTGGTTGTCAACTTCCGTGTTAACCAAACTGTATTCTTATCAGCTAACGCTGGTTCTGCTTCTGATCGTGCGGTTATTACAGCTGTTGATTCTGCTAACAACACTTTTGATGTAGCTTACTACTCAGCTGATGGTCAAGCTATCGCTGCTGCTGCTGCTTCTACTGCTTTCGTTTACGGATCTGAATTCACAAAAGGATCTACTGGAATGATTGGTTCTTTGGAATCTGAAGATGTATTCTTCGAGAACAAGCCTATCATCATCAAGGACAAGTACACTGTATCTGGTTCTGACATGGCTCAAATCGGTTGGGTTGAAGTAACTTCTGAGAACGGTGCTACTGGATACTTATGGTACATCAAATCTGAGCACGAGACTCGTTTGCGTTTCGAAGATTACTTAGAGATGTCAATGGTTGAAGGTGTTCCTGCTGAAGCTGGTTCAGGTGCTTTAACTTACTTGACAGTTGCTGCTTCTCAAGTACAACCTGGTGCTGCTGGTACTGAAGGTTTATTTGATGCTGTAGCTACTCGTGGTAACGTATGGGCAGGTGGTAACCCATCTACTTTAGCTGACTTCGATTCAATCATCCAACGTCTTGACAAGCAAGGAGCTATCCAAGAAAACGTAATTTTCTTGAACCGTCAATTCTCATTTGATATTGATGATATGTTAGCTTCTCAAAACTCTTACGGTGCTAACGGTACTTCTTACGGTTTGTTTGACAACGATGAGAACATGGCTTTGAACTTAGGTTTCAAAGGCTTCAAGCGTGGTTATGACTTCTACAAGACTGACTGGAAATACTTGAACGATGCTACTCTTCGTGGTGGAATCGTAGGTGGAGCTATCAACGGTATCTTGGTACCTGCAGGTTCTACTACAGTTTACGATCAAATCTTAGGTAAAAACGCTAAACGTCCGTTCTTACACGTTCGTTACCGTGCTTCTGAGACTGAAGATCGTCGTTACAAGACTTGGATCACAGGTTCTGCTGGTGGTGCTCAAACTAGCGACCTAGATGCAATGGAGGTTAACTTCTTATCTGAGCGTGCATTATGTACACTTGGTGCGAACAACTTCTTCTTGTTCGAAGCATAGTAAAATATTGGGGAGGAGCAATCCTCCCCTTATTTATTTTTTTTAAAACTTAAATTATAATCAAATGTCAAAATTAACAATAGAGGACAAAGTCTATGTCCTTAAAAGAAAAACATTTCCTATGTCCTTAATGTTGTCTTCGAGAAATACTTCTCGTAAGCCACTATTATGGTTCGATGAACAAACAGGACAGAATCGTCCTTTGCGTTACGCAACAAACCAGAAGTCTCCATTTGAAGATGAGCAAGATGGCCACGCTATCTTAGAACCAATTATCTTTGAAGATGGTCTACTTACTGTACCAAAAAATAATCAAGTATTACAAAAGTTCTTAGCACTTCACCCAGAAAGTGGTGTATTGTATGAAGAAGTAGATACTAAGAAAGATGCATCTGCACAAATTGATTGGATGAATATTCAATTAGATTCGCAGATTGCAGCTCGTAACTTAGACTTAGCTACTAAAGAAGCTATCGGTCGTATACTACTTGGTGCTCGTGTAGATAAATTGTCTAGCGAAGAATTAAATAGAGATATCTTATTATATGCTCGCAATAATCCACAAGAATTCTTGGATATGTTAGATGATCCAGAATTACGTTTGCGTAATATTGCGGCCAAATCATTCCAAGAAGGGTTATTTGTACTTAAGAATAACAAGAGAGATATCTACTTTAACTTATCTGAAAACAAGAAAAAGTTAATGGGTATACCATTTGGAGAAGATCCGGTTAAATTATTAACCTCATATTTACAAAGCGATGAAGGTATCGAGTTGTATAAAATGATTGAGAAGCGATTCAAGTAATATTAAGGGAGGACAAAAGTCCTCCTTTTTTTATATCTTTGTCATCATGATAAATTCGGTTAGAAATACTGTAATGTCTATTATTAACAAGGATAATAATGGATACATAACACCTGAAGAATTCAACTCGTTTGCCAAGCAAGCTCAGTTGGAAATCTTTAATCAATACTTTGTTGATTTTAAAAACTCAAAGTTGGGTGATTATAAGCTTGGTGAGACATCAGGTTATTCTGATATTACTAAGCAATTAGACCAAACAATTGATTATTTTTCTAAAAACGTGCCATTAGTTTATAACTCAGGCACACAGACATTTGCTATGCCTGATGGTTGGTTCTTGCTTAATGCATTATATTATAACCAAAAAGAAATAGAGCATGTGGACCAAAGAAATGTTTATAAATTATTACAGTCTAACTTAACAGCACCTAATACATTATACCCTGCATATGTTATGCAAGGCAATGACATAACTATTTATCCGTTAACTATTGTAAATAATGTTGAAACATATTATGTACGTTTCCCATATGATCCTAAATGGACATATACAGTAGTTAATGGTAGTCCTTTATTTAATCAAAGTGCTAACGATTATCAAGATTTTGAATTAACAACTTCTGATTTTCCAAAGCTAGTTGTTAAGATTTGTGAATACGCAGGTACAAGTATTAGAGAGCAAGAGGTAGTAGCAAATGCTAAACAAGAAGAAATGTACATGGATCAACAAGCACAATAATGACTCAAGAAGAATATTACACCAATGATGGGGTTACGCCTAGAGATGCCAACTGGGGTACGTATCAAAGCACTACATTAAAGGATGTTGTTAACAACTTCCTGTTAATGTACATGGATGATGGCGATTTATTGAATAATGTCAATCGCTATAAAATCTTATTCCATGCAAAACGTGGGTTGCAAGAATTAAACTATGACGGCAATCGTCAAGTAAATAATTTGCAATTAGAGGTTGGTGATGACTTGAAATTTGTGTTGCCTCCAGACTATGTGAACTGGGTTCGCATATCTTTATTTTGCGGAGGTGTACTTTACCCTATGACTGAGAACTTGCAGGCTAACTCATCTACTGAATTCTTGCAAGATCAATATTATAATATTCTTTTTGACGAAAATGGAGAAGCTTTAATTGGTACATCTAAATTAGACGAGTCTCGTCTTATCGGATTGAACCAATGCTACTGTGAGTACAATGATCAGTGGGGATGGTATGTAGATGGATTATGGTATTTTAATTATAGCCTTGGACAATACTACGGACTAAACACCGAGGCTGCTACATCTAACCCTACATTTACTATTAATAAAGTAGAAGGTGTAATTAATTTTAGCACAGGCGTGCATCGCCAATCAGTAGTATTAGAATATATCTCTGACGGATTATATGGCTTAACAGATGAAGAAATTCCTGTACCAAAATTGGCAGAAGAATATATTTATTCATATATTAAATGGGCAATTTTAAACACAAAGGCTAATCAGCCTGAGTATGTTATTAATAGAGCTCGTAAAGAAAAAACCTCCAACTGGAGAAATACTAAAATCAGATTAAGTAATTTACATCCTGGTCGCTTATTAATGAACATGAGAGGCCAATCTAAGTGGATAAAATAAATGGCTGAGTTACAAAGGAACTTCCTACAGGGTATAATGAACAAGGATTTAGATCCTCATTTTTTACCCGATGGACAATATCGTGATGCATTAAATATTATCGTTGGAGACTCTGATGGGCAATTTGTTGCTATTGAGGGATCTAACAATGGTGCTGCACAAAACTACCTAGGAAACACTTTGATGAACGCTGCATTGGGTTTAACTAATGCAAGATGTATTGGCGCATTAGCCTATGATGCCCAAAACTTAATATATTGGTTAGTCGCTGCAGATAACGCAGATGCTATCTTTGAATACAATGAGGCATTAGATTTAACTACAATTGTATTAAAAGCTACAAAGGCTAGTCCAACTACACCGTCACTATTAAATTTTAATAAGACGTTTTATGTAACGGGTATTAACTATATCAATGGTTTATTATTTTGGACGGATAACTATAATCCTCCAAGAAGAATTAATATTGAGCGTGCTAAAAACTATGGAGTAAACGGATTTACCGAAGATGACATTAGTGTTATTGTTGCTCCTCCGTTAAGTGCACCATCTATTGCATTATCTAATACAGGAGATTCAAATAACTTAGAAGATAAATTTTTATACTTTGCTTATCGATATAAATATATTGATAACGAGTATAGTGCTTTATCGCCATTTTCTCCCGTAGCTTTTTTACCAAAGCAGTTTGAATATGACTATGGTGTTTCTGAAAACGTATCAATGACTAACTCGTTTAACACGGTTACGTTAACATACAACAGAGGAGGTGATAATGTTACTGAAGTTCAACTTATTTTTAAAGACACAAGAAGTGTTAATGCATATATTATAGATAATATTCAAACAAGAACATTATCTTCTTCTCAGTCTCAAACATATCAATTTAAAAACAACAAAGTTTACTCAATACTTGATGCAGATCAAGTAAATAGACTTTTTGACAATGTACCATTAAAAGCTAAGTCACAAGAATTAATTGGTAGTCGTTTAATTTATGGTAATTATACCCAGTTTTTTAATTTAGTTAATTGTTTAGGTGAGCCAATATTACCTGTATTTAGCTTGATGGTGACAACACAATCTATATCAGAAAACACTCCCAAACCTACTTTTAAGAGTAATCGGGACTATGAAATTGGTTTAGTATATTTAGATGATTATGGGAGAAGTACAACTGTTGTTATTCCTGAAGGAAATAATACAATAAATAGTAATACAATATTTATTCCAGCAGAAAATGCTAATGTAGCTAATAATATTCGTGTTACAATAGATAAAAATTTTGAGCCTCCTTGTTTTGCTACATATTATCGTTTTTATATAAAACAGAATAAACAAGATTATTACAATATATTTCCATTAACTTATTTTACAGATGGAGATTTTAAGTGGTTTTTAATAAATCAATCAGATGTTGATAAGATTTCTGTTGGATCATATATATATTTAAAGAATAATTCAAATCCTTCTCCGGAAACACAAATTAAAATTTTAGATATAGAATCTAAATCAGCTAACTTCTTAAACAATGGTAATAATCAACCTTCTGGTGTTTATTTTAAAGTAAAAATATCAAGCAGTTTATTACCTTCTGTATTTTATTATAGTGGATATGGTTTTAGAAATTCAGGTGGTCAGTCTATTACAGGTCAATTTCAAGTAGCTGAGAAAGCTATATTTTATGGAAATGGTATAAATGATATGATTACTTCAAATGGTAACATATACACTACTACCGTACCTTCTGGTAAACCAAATGTTGATGCTAGATTTTATATAGAAATAGATTCAGTAGGAGTAACGGATACTTATAGGTATTATATAATATTTGGAGGTAATGATAAAATATTAGCATCTACCACTAATATTCCTATTGTTGCAAATACAGATGCTACTATAAGTTATTCAGGTACTGCTGTTTCGGATTCTTATGGAAATTATGCATGCTCAATGTCATGCACAATTAAATTTACTTCTATTACTGGTCATACAAAGGGTGATTTTTGGGTTGTTAATTGTAGAGCTAATTATCTAGATAGTGGACCTGGTCCATTAAATATATTTGGTGGTGAATCTGCAATTATGAACGCTAATACAAAGGGCACTGTTTTTGTAACTACTAAAACATGGTCATTAGATAATTTAGTTATTGGAAGTAGGCCAATTAATCCAGGTGCTATTTTAGATTTTGCTGTTCAATATAATTTAGGAGCTGAAATTAAAAAACAATTTATTTCATCTTCTTATTATGAAAATATTGAGGAATGGTTTATTGAAGACGCTGCTTATTTAAACTTTAATTTTATAGACGGAGGAAAACAAAATGTAGTTTTCAGAAGAGTTCTTACTCTTCCTATAAGTACAACAACTCTTCAAACGGCTAGTCAAGGAAGTTCAATAGGAGCTGTCACTTTAAATGAACCAATGGCAATGTTAATTCAACCTAATTGGTTTGGTACTATTACTGAGTTTTTAGCAAGATTAAAAATAACTCAACAATCTACTCCTATTCTTTTTGAAACTGTCCCATCAGACACTAATCAAGATGTTTATTATGAATTAACAAATACTTACCCTATTGTAAATGGAGTTCATACAGGTAATAATCAAAATCAAATATTACCGAATCCTGATGTAATACCTCCAGTATCAGGACAACCTGCTATTGTTGATTTAAATACATTTACACAGAACTCAAACTTTAATGCTTTTGCATGGGGTAATAATGTTGAAAGTTATAGAATTAGAGATGACTTTAATGCAGCTACTATGGAGTTTAGCCCTAGAGCTAACTCTACTATTGAGGGTTATGAGCAACAAACACTTGTTCAAGCTTTAACATATAGTGGTGTATATGAACAAACAACTGCATTAAATAGACTTAATGAGTTTAACTTATCACTTGGTAATTTTAAATACTTAGATAGATTTTTTGGATCTATTGAAAAGTTATACGCAAGAGATACAGACTTGGTTGTGTTTCAAGAGAATAAAATATCTAAAGTATTATATGGCAAAAACTTATTAAGTGACTCTGTAGGAGGTGGAACAATTGCTTCTATTCCTGAGGTACTTGGTACACAGATTGCTTACTTAGGCGAATATGGAATTAGTAACAACCCTGAAAGCTTTGCTATATGGGGTAATGATTTATTCTTTACGGATACAAGAAGAGGTGCAGTTTTAAAACTTGCTGAGAACGGTTTGTTTGAGATATCATCTGATGGTATGAAGAACTGGTTCAAAGTAAATCTAGAAAATAATACTCAAAAACTTGGAATATTTGATCCATACTTTGAGCATTATGTTTTATCTAATAATGATATACCTGTTCAGTATTGCATTTTTGATGTAAACGAAACAGATGTAGATTTTGCTAAAGAAGCAAAAACAAATGTATACGCATTTACCATAGATTCAAATAGCGAATGGTACATAACAGTTCCAACAAATAACTGGTTGACATTAAGTACGTTATATGGCAATGATACTACATTAATTTATTTTAATGCTACTGCTAATACAGGTGGTATTCGAAGCTTAACTGTAACTATTAAAGGATGTGGCGGAACAAGAAATGTTATATTTAATCAAGCTAGTGGAGTAACTACTACTACTACTACTACAACAACTGCAGGACCTACTACTACTACGACTACTACTACTTCTGGGCCAACTACTACTACTACAACAACTACATTATTACCAGTATGGTATAGATTGATATCTTGTATTAACGGAGATATAGTCAACTCTATTAGCTACCCTGTAGATTCATTCTCAATTGGAGATATTGTTGAATTTGGTGGAGCTTATTTTACAGTTGATTTACAATTATTTTCTAATCCAGGAGGTCCATTAATTCCAATTACAGCAACTGTATTTACAAGTTGCCCTCCTACGCCTACCACAACTACGACAACTACACATGCTCCTTATGTGCTAGAAGTTGCACCTTGTGGAGGTGGTACAAATTACTTTATTACAGTTGCTAGTGGGTTAAGTTATCCTGTAGGATTTGCATTGATATTGCAAAAAACAGGTGTACCTGCATTCCCTGGCAATATTTGCTATGAAGTATTAAATGGTGATTCAACTAATACTCCTGATTACTTAGCAGTAAACGTAGTTGGTCAATCACTATCTTGTGCAAGCTGTGTTCCTACTACAACAACTACAACTACAATAGCACCTACTACTACAACAACTACTTTAGCTCCTGTTTGGTATAGAACTACAGCTTGTGTTGACGGTTCTACTGTATTTACAACACAAAGAACAATTGGTACATTTGCAATAAACGACCGATTAACTTTTGGTGGTGCGTTCTTTGTAGTTCAGCAAGAGTTAACTACTAACCCAGGTGGTAGTCAAATTGCAATGACAGGCACAGGATTGACAGGATGTCCTGCTACTACAACTACTACAACAACAACTACTTTAGCTCCAATGTCGTTTACTTATTCAACTTCTTGCGCTGGTGGAGCAGGAACAGGTGTTATAACTATCAATAGTATTACAGGCGGTACAGGAACAGGATACCAATACAGTATTCAGCCTACTCCTGGTACTTGGTTTGACTATCCTACAACTAATCAATTGACAGGATTGGCAAATGGAACATATACTGTTGCTGTTCGGGATAGTGTTGGTAACGGAACTAGTATACCGGGTATATCTATATCTTGTATAACTCCTACGACTACTACAACGACATTAGCTCCTACTACAACGACTACAACTTGTACTCCAAATGGTACGTTATTATCTACGTTCTGTTCAGGTTTTGACTTAATTGGAGTATACGCTAATGGTTCTTGCGGTACTTACAATCAAGTTATTCAGTTTAACTCTCCAAGTTGTGGATACGTAACACCAACAACTACAACAACTTGTACTCCAAACGGTACGTTATTATCAACATATTGCTCAGGATTTAACTTAATTGGAGTTTATGCTAACGGAAGTTGCGGTACTTTTGATTCAGTTATAGAGTTTAATTCTCCAAGTTGTGGATTTGTACCTCCAACTACTACTACAACTTGTACGCCTGCTGGAACTTTGTTATCTACATTCTGTTCAGGATTTGATTTGATTGGAGTTTATGCTAACGGATCTTGTGGAACTTACAATTCACCAATAGAGTTTAACTCGCCAAGTTGCGGATATGTAGCACCAACTACTACTACGACCACAGCTGCACCAACAACGACTACGACCACAGCTGCACCTGTTGTTTGCTATATTTATAATATTATATCTGGAACTTCATCCGGTGTAACAGGGACGTATCAAGGATGTGCAAGTGGATCAACTACTTCATTTAGCTTCCCTGGTGGTCCAGGTATTGTAGGGCAAGTTTGTGCACGATCGGGAACAGTAAGTGTAGTTGGAGGAACATCAAACAACACTGGAACAACTTGTACTTAAAATAAAATAAAATGAATCTAAGATTTGTATCTGCTCAACCTGCCATAAAATATTACACGTGGCAGGTTGAGACCATGCTTAATAACTTTGCTGAGATGGGAATAAATCTCAACAATGTTGATGTTGTTTGCTGTAAGGAAGACTCAACAGTTCCAGAAGACTGGTCTAAACTTGCTAATAGATATCCTGCACGATTTTTCTTTTATCAAGATACTCGTGAAACTAAAGGATATATTTCATCTATCAGACCCAATTTATTAAAGCAGCATTGGGCTGCTTATCCTGAGTTAGAACATGAAGCAATTTTTTATCATGATTGCGATATTGTATTTACTCGTCCAATAAATTGGATTTATAATTACGTTGAAGATAATGAATGGTATGGTTCTGATACACGCTGGTATATCGGTCATAATTATATTGTATCAAAAGGCGAAGATGTCTTGGATGCAATGTGTGAGATTGCTAAGATAGATAAATCGCTTGTTAAAGAAAATGAATTAAATTCTATTGGAGCTCAGTATCTGATGAAGGGATTGACATATGATTTTTGGGATAATGTAGAACGTATTTCAGAAAAACTATTTGTTGATATAACTAATTTAAATAATCAAAAAAAGATAGAAAATCCTAAGCATCATGAGTTACAAATATGGTGTGCCGATATGTGGGCAGTTCTTTGGGAAGGATGGAAGAGAGGATACAACACGCACTGCAAAGATGATTTTCAATTTTGTTGGGCTACTACTCAAGAATCGGAATGGGCTAAGTTTAACATATTTCATAATGCTGGAGTGGTTTCTTCTAAAGAAGGGTTATTTTATAAAGGCGAATATGTAAATGATCTACCATATAATAAACCATTAAACATAAAAGAGGGTACAGCCAGTTGGCATTATTGGAATGAAATACAAAAGACAGCTAAAAAAAGTTGCTTAATATGAATAAAGTAAGTTTTGTATGCACAACCTTCAGAAGATTCACATGCGTAAAAAGAATATTAGCTCAGTTTGATGCACAGACGTATCTTAATAAGGAGTTAATTATATTTAACACAGACGAAGAATACCCATATGTATTGGCTGAGGAAAGAGATGATGTTATAATAGTAAACAATGGTATCGATTACCAAACTGGTTTGCCATATACCAATAGAGGATATATTTGTAGAGATGCAGTTACCCATGCTACGGGGTATTATTTTATGTTGGCGGATGACGATGATATTTATTTGCCTTGGCATTTACAACAAGCAGTAGAAGGAATTGAAGAGTTAGGAACAGATGCTTGGAAACCAGAGAAATCATTCTTTGCTACATCGCATAAAATAGAGCTTGCAATGAATATTATGGAGGCTTCGGTAATTGTAAAGATGGATAGGATAAGAGATATTGGATTTAGGTCTGACTTAACCGGATACGAAGGATTAAGTTGGTATACTAAGCTAAGAGATGAGGGGCAATTAAATGAGCATAATAAAAAATACATTCCATCTTATTGCTTTAATTGGTCTGACCCAATGGAAGTAGCTGGCCATAAACAAAGTGGCGATATTAACAATCCTAATAATTTCGAAGAACATAAAAAGAAAAGTTTAGATGTGGCTGATAAACCTCTTATTTTGATAAGTAGGAATGAATTGTTTAATATTTACGATAATTATTATAAATTTATATTTAATAACATTGAATTGTTTGATGAAGAGTTGATTAGAAAATATATTTTATTAAAATGATAATGTGTAAATTTGTAAATATATGGCTAACTACACAATTACATATTCTCCAAGATACAGTGGATGGACTTCGTTCCACTCTTACTATCCTGATTGGATGGTTACAATGAATAACTCTCTTTATACGTTTAAAGAAGGTAATTTATATAAGCATTATTCAAACGAAACACGTAATAGTTACTACGGAACTTTATACCCATCCAAGATAACTACAATATTTAATAATGAGCCGTCTCAAACTAAGCAATTTAAAACAATTGCAACCAACTCCACTACTTCTTGGGATACTCTTGTACTATCTGATCAGGGTGCTGGCTTTATTGATTCTGATTACTACGCTCTAAAAGAGGGTACTTGGTATGCTTACATTAGAAGGAATGCTGATGACAATAGTTTGGCTATGATTTCAGCTCAAGGGGTTGGTAATGTTACAACATACACATCTAATGTCCTTACATTTACATTTAATATTGGAGATATTGTTAGTGATGGAGATAGTTTATACATGCTAACTGGATCTAACATTCAGTTCTGTGGTACTATAACTGCTCACACAAATAATACAATAACCATAAATCGTACAGGAGCAATTCCAGTACCTGGAAGTTTTATTCTTTATCTAAAAAGCAGCATTGCTGAGTCAACGCCAACAAGAGGTACATACCTTGAGGTTGAGTTTACTAACAATGATACAGACTATACAGAAATGTACATGACTTCATCAGAAGTATTTAAATCATATTCTTAATATAACTATCTTTGTAAATGGAATTTAATATTAGGTTGCTAAACGACAGTGACTATGATAATACGCTAGTAAGATGGTGGAATGATTGGCAGTGGACGGCACCAGGAAAAGAGTCTTTACCTAAGAATGGTACGGGCGGATTTATGGTATCAAAGGGAGATGTAGATATTTGTGCAGGTTTTGCATATTTTACTAACTCTAACATTGCTTGGTGTGAATTTATAATTTCAAATAAAAATTATAAGGATGAAGATAGAAATGATGCTATTGAATATTTAATAAATTCTTTATCTGACTCTTGTGAAAATTCAGGATATAAAGTAATTTTTACTAGTGTTTCAAATCAAAATTTGATTAATAAGTACCAAAATTGTGGATTTGTTAAAGCACAAGAAGGTGCAGTAGAAATGATAAAATTTTTATAATATGGGATTAGGAACAGCAGTCGCTATAGCAAGTCTTGGTATGTCAGCATATCAAGGGTTTAAAGGTGCTCAAGCAGCATCAGAAGCAAATAAAGCAGCTGAACAAGCAGCACTTGATGCTCAACGAATTGCAGAGCAAGATAAGTTTGCATCATTAAAGGTGCCAACATTAGGTACCGAATTAGCACAACAAAACATTCAGGCTCAACAGGCTAGTACTTTACGAGCATTACAAGAATCTGGTGCAGCTGGCGTGCTAGGAGGTTTAACAGGATTAGGTCAACAATCTCAAGCTCAAAACTTACAACTAGCTGCACAAGCAGATGAAATGCAATATCAACGAGATATGGCTCAAGCTCAGAATGCTCAACAAATTGAGCAAGGACGTATGCAACGTGAGTTTGCTATGAACCAAGCTAAATTAGGTGGTGCTCAAGCAGCTGCCGCAGAGGGTAGACAGCAGGTTAATACGGCAATTGCAGGAGGCTTAGGTGCTTTATCTAATTTAGCAACATTAGATGCATATAAAGATATGTATGGTAAAAATGATGCTACAGGTACAGGGATATCAAAAGGAACTCAATTATTAGGTAATGTTGGATATGCATTAGGATTAGGAGGTACAAATGCTTCACCAGTTAATCAAACAATGTTTACTGCAAATGAGGCATTAAAACCTACTATACAAGGGATGGCTCCTACTGGAATTCAACCTCAAAGCATTACTAATGTTGGAGTTAATAAAATGCAAAATACATTGACTCAACAACAACAATTAGATAACTTGCGTAACTCTCAGTTTCAGTTTCAGAATCAATACAGATGGAATCCATATACTAATCAATGGGGTCTTAGACAATAATTTAAAGTATAAGAAATGGCAGAATACGCTGGATATGTTGCATCGCCACCGATTAATTACGGTGAAATAACTAACGGATTAGTTAGTAATGTAATTGCTATTGACCAAGCAAAAAGAGAAGAAGATAGAAAAACGCAAGAATCGTTTGATGAATACTTTGATGATAATCTTAATACCATAAAGGATTTTGAATATTCAAAAAGTCAAACAGTTAATGACATGCTTATAGCCGCTGCTCAGGGGGCAAAGAAAGTTATGTATGATGCTAAAAAAACTGGTTCTAAGCAAGAGGTAAATAGAACTGCTTCAAACTTGAAGACCAGTATGAATGATATTAATAATGCAATAAAAGCAAGTAACGATAATTTTAAAATTATAGATGAGGCTATAAGAAAAGGTGAAGTTTCTACTTTTGGTAACATATATTCTGATTTCTTTGCAGATGCTATGAATACTAAAAAATCATCTTTGATGGTTATGCCAGATGGTACAATTCCATATGTTCAATATGATGAAGATGGAAAGATTTCATCTACAAGTAGTTTCTTTGATCCTGCTGTTTTAAAAAGTGCAGCTCCTTTTCTTGACAGAAATGTTGATTATGATAAAGATTTAAATACTTGGGCAACAAATATTGGCACATACGAAGATGAGAAGGGGCGTGTTACTACAATTAGCCCTAAATTAAATCCAGCATTTCCTCAAGCTAAAAAAACAAAGATTGCAGATTTAACATCTACTCCAAGAAATACTGCACGTTTCCTATCATCTGTTGCAGGATATCAAGGGTATAAAGATGAAGAATCAAGACAAAAGTTAATTGAGGATGGAGTTCCTGAAGATAAACTAATTGAAGTTAGATTAATCAATGGTATACCTCAACCAATTATATCTGATGAGTTAACTAAAAAAGCTCAACAAATTGCTGATCAACAAATTGAGCAACGTGTTGGATTTAAAACTAGATTAGATGAGCCAAGGGGTTCAGGTGGATTAGGCGGATTAGGTCTTTGGCTCCAAAAAGAAATGTATAAAGACCAAAAGGCAGAAGCGAAATTAATGAAGCCTTTAGTGGCAAAAGCTGTTATTGCTGATAAGATTTATTCTAGTAATAATACATCTGATTGGGGTCCTTTAAAAGAGGCTGCTAGATTAAGAGGTGTTAAATCTCCAACTATCAGCAATACAAATCAAGGATATAAAATATTGTATGGTATTCCAAAAGGAAAGTCAAAAGTAACTGAGATTGCAAGATTTAATACTCCTGGAGAAATTTATGCATATACTACAGGTAAAGAAAATGTTATTGATGCTTTAGGTGAATACGACAGAGCAAAAGATTACATGAGTGAAATGGCTCCTGAGCCAAGTGCAAATACGCCTGCACCTAAGTTAGGTATGTATAAAGGGTATGACTTAGATGTTCTTGCTAAAGCAAATCCAGGTGCTACTGTTGATGATTTAAAAGCAGAAATTGATGGTAAAAAATAATAACAATAACAAACCAAATAATGGCTAAAATTAATCTAGATGTAGAAGGGGCTTTTGTGGGGAATAAACCTAAAATTAATTTAAACGTAAATGGTGCTTTTGTAGGAGGTGAGGCTGAAAAAAAAAATCCAATCCAAAAACTACAAAAACCAGCTACGGCTGTTCCTTCCACGCAGGTCAAACCGAAATCTTCATTGGGTTTAGGAGGTCAGGTAGTAACTGGGCCTTCGGCATCTATGCCAAAACAAAAACCCATTATCCCGTATCAGCCAAAAACTCCTGAAGGAAAACAACAAGTTAGTGTAATAGATGATTTATGGAACACTTTAAAGGGTTCCGGATTAAATATGCTTTCGGAAATCGCAAAGGTTCCTGAGATGGCACAGACGTATGCTCTTGATATTGTTACAACGGGACTCGGTATAAATGATGAGTTTAATAGGCTACCTGCTGCTGCAAAGAAAGAAATAAGAAATGTTGTAAACTCTACTTCAAAAGTTTCTCCATTGCCCAATCTACAAGTATCTAATCAAGCAGCCGACTATTTAAAAAAACGTTCTGAAGAAGTATATCAAAAGACAAGAAAAGAAGAAGGAGATATTGTAGATGAGATATCTAAATTTGCTAGTAATCCTTCAGTAGAAGGTGTTGGGAATATTCTTTATCGTGGTTTAAAATCTACAGTTGAGTCTGTGCCATTTATGGTTGGATATGCAGCATCTCCTGCGTTAGTTGGAGTAAGTGCTGCTGCAGGAAAACGTGCAGAAGACTCAGATAAAACTGGAGGTAATCTTGGCGTAAATTATCTTTTAAATTCTACTGTTACTGGTGGATCTGAGGTATTTGCACAAGGTGTAACTAATAAAATTATGGGACGTGCTGCTAAAGCAGCAATTGGGAATAAAGAATTATCTAATATTATAAGTAAAGGATATAAAAAAGATATCCTTAAAGATGTAGTTGAAGAGTTTGGAGCTGAAAGTGCAACTAAGGCAACTCAAGATATATCTGATGCTGTATTTAATGGACGAGATATTGATTGGTGGGATGTAGGAAGACAAACTTTAAATGCTGGTATTACAGGAGCGATATCTGCAGGTACTATTCGTGCAGGAGGAGAGGTTATTGGTGGCGCAAGAGGTTATCTTGCAACTAAGATTATGCCAAAATCAGATAAAGATAAAATTAACAATAACATAAAAACAATTGGAGAATTAAACACCCAAAAAGGTGATGACATAAATCCAGAAATAAATACAGTTATTGATAATAAGATTAAAGAACTTGAAGCACAAAACACATCATTGATGGGTGTTGCTCAGAGTGCTGTTGACAATTTAACTGACGATCAAATCAAACAGGTCGTTAGTATTGACGATCAATTATATGAAAATTATAATAAAGCCAAGGCTATCTTTGATGACCAGTCAATGGACCAAGATGCTAAGGATTTATTATTAAAGGATTTATTAGAAAAGAAAAATCAATTAAACGAACAAAAAGATGCCATTCAAAAGCAAGCAACAAGTCAAGTTCCTATTCAGCCAGAAGCCGGAGCTAGCGTCCAAGTGGCGCAAGGAGAACCCCAAGCAGAACCTCAAGTCCCTACCCAAGAAGGTCAAAGGCAAGAAGTAATTGATATAGAAAAAAGAAGACAAGAGGAGTTAAATAGTCTTCCGCTAGTAGCATTAAGTCTTACTGATGAATTAACAGATGGACAAAAAAGAAACATACTTGAAGCAGAAAAAATAAATGCTAAGTACGATGCAGAACTAGCTGCATTACCACCTCAAGCTCCTATTGAACAAGTTAAAACAGAAGAAGTAGTTGCTCCTACTGAAGTAGTTGCTCCTACTGGAGAGGTTATTCCTACAGAAGAAGTAGTTACCGAAACTATTACTCCAACTGAACCAATATCTGAAGAGCAAAAGACTGAGCAAGTAAATGCTGTTCAGAAAGGTATTGATGCGGTAGATAAAGCATTAAAGCGTGGAAGACCGAGAAAAGAGGCAATACAAGGAGGCATATCATTTATGCAAAAAACAATTGCATATGAGCAAGCTGACGATACAACTCGTGAGCAGATGCTCCGTGATATCAATAATAAATTTGGAATCAAGGAAAAGAAAGCTCCTTCTACTAAAAAAGTTTTAGGTGTGCCTGCACCCACAAAAGTGAGTGTGAATGAGGCTACTGCTCTAAAGGATCAAATTAGATTAGAAGCTAAAGCTGCTAAGGGAGGTGCTCAATTTGCTGAACAAGTTAAAAATAATGCAATTGATGCGGTAAGAGCCATGGAAGTAAATGGCAGAATTTCGCCACGTCAATTCAAGGCTGTTGAGAATGCATTAAAAGTTAACCTTTTAAACCCTATAATCAGAGAGCGTGCATTAGATAGAATTGGTCGTATTGTTGAGAAAGCTAATTATGTAGAGCAAGTTAATACAGGTAAGAAAATAAACACTGCAATTAAAAAAGCAGCTAAATCTAAAACACTTCCTGCAAACATAGAAAATATGGCAAAGCAGTTTGCTAAGATTGCCCCTAATTCGGTTCCTGATATTGAGGAATACATTGACTTTGCTAATAAGGTTTACGATTCAATAGGTAAACCTATGCGTACAATTGCTTCTGAAAATGAAATCAATCAGTATATTGATAAGAGATTACAAGAAGCAAAAGATGCAAAAGAAAATGTATTACTAGATGAATACAATGCATTAGTTGAAGCTGGAGTTCTTGAAAAAGGAATGTCTCTTAAAGATATTCAAGATTACATCTTAGGGATTGAAAACGAAACAGTTGATAAAGATGAAGATAAAGAAAAAGAAACAAGAACTAGATTAAATGAAGTATTTGGTTCTTTATCTGACATCGCAAATACAATTGTTGAAGACGGATATAATCCGTATACTGGTGAAGATGTATCAATAAGTCAAGCAGATAAGAAATTACTAAATGAGTTTACTAATATAGATTTAGATAAACTTCCTATCCAATACGCTTACCGTGCTCAAGAAGCATTAATGAATTACATCGTTAATGGTAAGAAATTTGGCATGGATGCTATCCTAGCTAGATATACAGGTGAGCAGAATTTGCAAAAAATGATTTCCGATGATATGAAAGCTGGAGATTTCCGTTGGGTTATGGGCGGAAGCTGGTGGGGATCTAGAAAGTGGGCAAAAGAAACAGAACAAATACGTGGTCTATTTACTTGGTTGTGGAGAGGTCGTGAAAGAGGTCGTACCATGATGAAGGCAATGGGTGTTGATGATTTTCTTGCAGGAGTTGCTCGTGCTAAAGAAGATAGAATTAAGGCTGAGAATGAATACATTGCTAAGTTTTTCAAAAAGAAACCTAATGGTAAGAAATTTAATAGCATTGATAATACATATGAGAGATTAGTTTATGCATATGTATCTAGAAATGTAGGAGATTCTGCTGACAAACAACAGGCTGAATTTGAAAGACGTAAGAAGATTATCGCTCAGTCAGTACAAGCTATGGAGCAATCAAGAAATAAAGACTTGATTGAAGAGGGTAAAATTTTAAAGAAAGTTTTTGATAAAGTTGCTGATGCTCAAACGCCAAGCGACGTAAAAGGCAAAGTTGATAAAATAAATCAAGAGGCTGTAGAATTTTTATCAAATACTTTTGATGGATTTTTTGATCAAGTAGAAGATGTTGCTGAGGGTATGTATAATGTTATTCTTGAAAAAGATGAACTATATACACCCGATATGTTTAGAGATATTTCTGGTGAACCAGTTAATGTAGAATCTGCATCTCAAACTGTTGACATGCCTTATAATATGCTTAATAAAAAGCAGACAGGTACATTGATGGAGAATAAAAGAATCCAAAATTTACCTGGTTATAATGTTGAGAACAATGATGCATCAAATGTTGAGCGTATATTAAGACTAGACTTTGATGCTAGTGCATTTAATGCA